CCCAGGTCTCATAATCCTGTATGTCACGGGCATCAACCCATAATTCCCGACGGTCCAGGCCGCTCTCTGTATTATTGACGGTTGCCATGCGTCTATTGGCATCCTCACCCGCACCACCTATGTAAGCAGTATTTAGGTAAGCAGTGGTATCCATACTGTAATCAGAGCTTAGTATATCGCTCAGCTCCGTAGAGAGCATTACAACGGGGTTTCCGTTCTGTTCCACGCTCCTATCAGTCATGGATAAAACTGTAAAGGCGCAGGTTTTGTTTGGGACATCATTGACAAGCCGCACAGACAGCCCGTTAGCGTTCCCCAGGTCTTGCAAGGCTGTAAGTAAGGTATCACCCCGACTGACTGTGACGGAGGTACTAGGGCCTAGCAGGGTCTGTGACGTGCTGAGGGTGACGTGGGGTAACACCCTTTGAGTAACTGAGGGGTTTATCACGTTCTGATTTACCACGGCCCTCATAGTATTGGATAGATAGCCTGTCGCAACATAGGCTTCCCAGACTACCCGCCGTTCTAACCAGCACTCGTTAAACCGCCCAGAAACGGACAGGGACAAGGCCCCTTCATCGTCCATTTCCTTGGTCACAGTCTCAATCACCCCTAGGGTATCCTCACCTATCCAAAGTAGGTTTTCCGCCTGTAACAGTTCCGCATTGTCATCTGTGAGAGGTGCATACAGCTCAAAACCGCCCACGTCATTAAACCGTTCCGTCCAGGTTAGAGCCGTCATTTGGTTAATGAGGCCCAGGGGAACCAGGTCGGGAGAGAGGACGGTCACACTTAAATCTATCACTCGTCCACCTCCAGATAACCCGGTTCAAACCTAATGTTAATCTCAAGGGCATCAAGTCCAGACTCTGCATCATACTGAATGTAGTTCAGGCCCTGCCCTAGGGTCAACCAAGAAGAATCAAAGGTACGATACTGGAAATAGTTGCTTTCCTCGCCATTTACTGAGCCTGTAACTTTTCTGTAACCCTCTCTTGTATCAACCCTTATCACCTCTCCAACAGTCATGGTCTTGTTGATTTGGATAAAGGTTTGGGTCTCAATGTCAGTCAAGGAGGGGTTTACTACCGTTCCGTAAGCTTTAAACTCCACGATATAGCCCACGGGCAAGTCACCCTCGTTTGTTACCTCAGCGATTTGGGAGGGCTGTCGTACACCCATTTGGATACCCTCGCCCTCTGGGATAATCAGGGGGAAGTGAAACAAGTGCTTTGTGTAGGAGACAAGTACGTTTTGCTCATCAGCATCCGTGAACATAGGGTAGGGGCAATATCCAGTGACTAGAAATTTTGAAATTAGTTCGTTGTTTTCCTGGTATGTCACCGAATAAGCAACGGAGGTTCTAGGGTAAAACTGAATTTTCTTGCCATTTGCATAGGCTTCAAGCAAGTGTTTTGGGTTTACCAGTCGGTTAAGTCGCTTTTTCATTTGGGAAACCGAAATAGCATCCCACCCAGCCACATAACCAGTTATCTGGATTTGTCTAGGCTCTAGGGTCGTATTGTAAACAGTTTCGCCCACTTGGTCGATAAACTTATAGCTGTGATTAGTACCCTCTACCTGACCAAAGTCAACCTCATCTAGCCAATATTCACCCGTGGTTTTGTTGATACTGATTTCTGTATCTAGCTCAGTGTTCCTTAGTACCACACTTTCAATCAATATCAATCACCCCTTTACCGATAGCCTAGGGCTAGCTCTTGTTTCACCCGTTTAAACTCTCTTGCCGCTTTCACGGGGGTGAGGGCCGTGGGAGAATAGAAATTGTAGGTATCACCTCCACCAGTGCTACCCCGGCTATATGCCTGGTTCTCTTCCTTTGTTAGGATTCTTTCACCCTCGTGGATTTGGGCCACCATGTCTCTAGGGACGTAGTCAATACCACTTGCAAACGTACCACCCGGCCCAGTGCCACGGGACGCACCAGAGATACTAGAGGCCGCACTAGAAGCCTGACCCCATTGACCCTTAATCCAGCTCACTTTATCCGTGACCCAGCTAGTAATAGATTCCCAAGCGGATTTAAAACCACTTAGAAGCTGGTTAATGATATTTGCACCCGCATTATACAGGGCGGAACCGATACTCTTTACCGTATCAACAATACCCTGTATCTTATCACTAAACCAAGTAGTGATAGTCTCCCAAACAGAAGAAAAACCCTCCTTGATTTTATTAAAGGCCGTGGTTGCCGCATTTTTCAGGCTTGCGCCTATATTTTGCAGAGTAGAAACCAGATTATTCAAAAAGGTACTAAACGCTGTCTTGATTGCGTTCCAGATGCTCTCAGCCGTAGACTTGATAGCATTCCAGATAGTGGAGAAAAGGTTTTTTATGGACGTGAATACCGTTGTTGCCGTGGTGCTTATCCCGTTCCATATAGTGGTTAGGAAAGACTTAATAGCGTTCCAAACTGTGGTTGCTACGGTCTTAATACCGTTCCACGTGGTAGAGAAGAAACTAGATATAGCACTCCATATGCTTTGGGCCGTGCTAGATAGGGTATTCCACAAGTTAGTCATAAAGTCAGATAGGGCCGTCCATATAGACATACCCGTCTCATATATGGCAGTGAAAAACCCTGTAATAGCCTCTACCACAGTCTCAACGATAAGCTTAATTGCCTCCCAGAGGGTTTCCCAGAAATTACGGAACCCCTCACAGTTGTTCCACAGGTAGATAAAGGCGGCAACTAGGGCCGCAATACCCGCCACAATTAGGACTATGGGGTTTGCCGCCATTATAGAGAATAGGCTACTGAAAGCGGAACCAACTTTACTCACTGTAGAGACGATGCTACCAAAGCTGTTAATCATTTTCCCTATTTGAGTGGAGATACCGCCGATAACAAGGAGGACCGGACCCACTGCCGCCGCTACCAGTCCTAGGGCAACGATAAACTGTTTCGCCCCATCGGACAACCCGTTGAATTTCTGAATTAGGGTCGTGATAAAGTCTGCAATGGAGCGTATCATAGGCATTAGAACCTCACCTATGGAGATAGCCGCACCCTCTAGGGCAGATTTTAACTGATTGATGGACCCTTCTAGGTTATCCTGCATGGTTTCAGCCATCGTTTCAGCCGCACCATCACAATCATAAATGGCATCGGTGAGCTTGGCATAGTCCTCGTCAGATGCTTGGATAATTGCCAGCATACCCGACATGGATTCTTTGCCGAACAGGGTACTTGCCGCCGCTGTCAATGTGGCCTCGTCTAGGTCGCCCATGTTAGCTCTTAGGTCATCCATAATTTCGCCGAGGGATTTCATACTGCCATCGGCATTCGTGAGGCTGATATTATACTCGTCCATGACAGCCTGCATAGCCGAAGTGGGAGAGGCCAGGTTTGCTAGAGCAGTCTTGAGGGTTGTACCCGCTTGAGACCCCTTAATACCAGCGTTAGCCATCAGGCCCAGGGCTATGGACGTATCCTCAGCGGTATACCCCAAAGCGCCCGCAACGGGGGCAACGTATTTGAAAGACTCACCCAAAAGGGAGACGTTTGTGTTTGCGTTGGAAGAAGCTGCTGCTAGGACATCCGCAAAGTGGGAAGAATCAGAAGCCGATAGACCGAAAGCAGTCAAGGCATCAGTCACGATATCCGACGTTGTGGCAAGGTCTTCACCGGAGGCTGCTGCTAGGCTCATCACGCCAGAGATACCGTCTAGCATATCTTCCGTTTTCCATCCAGCCATTGCCATATAGCTCATAGCATCAGCGGCCTCGGATGCAGAAAATTGGGTGGTCGAACCCATTTCCTTAGCTTTGTCTCTTAGGGCCTCTAGGTCATCACCCGTAGCCCCAGAAATTGCGGCCACGTTGGACATGGAGGAATCAAAATTCGAGGCCGCTGTTACTGCTGCTGTACCTACTGCCACAAGGGGAGCAGTTACCCCGAGCGTGAGGGTTTTTCCTGCTGTGGTGAGAGTTTTACCGACTGCTGTGAATTTATCTGCTGTCGTAGCAGTATTGTCTTGAAATACTTTCAGGTTTCCGGTTGCGGATTGAATACCAGACTCAAAGCCAGAAGTGTCCAGCATTAAATAACCAACGGCGGAACCTACGTCAATAGACATTCCCTCACCTCCTTAGTCGTACTGTGCATAAAGCTCGGAAAAACTGGTATAGTGACGATTAAATTGGATTTCTTCACCCGAATCTAGCTTACTCATTATTAAATGGCAAGCCTCGTCAAGGCAGTATGCAACATAGCTATCATAGACCCCTACAATTTCGGACGGGAGCTTTTTATACCTTTGCGCTACTCCCAGAACCCGCATTATCTCCGGGCTGGATACGAAAGGTTTCTAAAGCCTTCACCCCCGACTGTGCGTAGTTAAACACGAACATGAGCTGGTCATCGGTGAGCCGAACCCCTGCATCCTTGATGTCCTTATAGGTAGGATCCAGGAAGCAGTCTTCGCAAAAGATGTCCAGCACGTCAAAAAGGTCCTTTAGAGCTGCTTTATTCTTAGAGTCAACTGCTTTACCCGAGAACAAACCATTTGCCGTGTTTAGGAGGGAATTAGGAATCTTGCCCTTTTTGGCAAGATCCAGCATGGAGGGTCTACGCAACCGGGCAACAAAGGGCTGACCCTCGGCGAAAGGGGGAAGCTCAACGATTTGGCCCTCGCCATACCCGGAGAGCTGAGCTAAGGTAGTAACCTGTTTTTCCATCATTTACCCCCTTAGCCGCTGACCTTGGGCAGGTTTTCGGGCTTGATATAACTGATCTTGTAGGGGGCCTCGTCTTCCTTGGGCGCACTGTTAATAGTGTACTCAGGGGCACGAAAAGCACCGTCCTCGGAACTAAAACCAACAGGAACACCTTGACAGTTGGGGTAAGAAATCACCTCATACCCGGTAATGATACCAGCCGTATCATAGATAGCGGAATAGGCTTTTAGCTCACAAGGAGTGCCCTTGTCACTGGACCCTGCTACAGGGGGCGTATAGCTTGCCACGCCAAAACCTGCATCCGTGTCGCTCTCAGTGGTCTGATCGGAGCTAGCCCAGTATTTAACCGTGCCACCCTGTAGGATAACCACTAGCTCAGGGTTGAGCACGTTATCG